ACTGATGCGCCAATAGTTTTTGGTTATACAATTGCTGGGCCTAACCAGAGAAGGCCTGTTCGAATTTCAAAGTCTCCAATTGTGGAACTATATTCAGAACCACACGAATTGCCATGCACATTTTGCCAAGAGCGTGTGAGATTTTTTTATGACCATGATTTTCAAAATTGTATTTATGGCGACTACGAATGTATAAAGAAACTTAACGGAAAAAGTTTTATCGAAGCGATTGACCTTTTAATTAAGGAGTCGGACAAAGGATTGAATGAAATCGAAAACGATGAGTCCATACAGTGTGAAGGACGAACAGATATTAATGACAGAGATTTGGGATCCAAAGATAGCGGAGAATCCTGAAGCATTTGTTATGTTCGCATTTCCCTGGGGAAAAGAAGGGACTCCACTTCAAGCTTTTAAGGGTCCAAGAAAGTGGCAGCGAAAAGAACTTAGAAGTATTGGTGAACACATACAAAAAAATAAAGCATTAATCGCCAAGGGCGAGATGCCAGAAGTTTATCAGAGTGCGACTTCTAGTGGTCGGGGAGTTGGTAAATCGGCATTAACAGCATGGCTTAATTTGTGGGCCATGTCTTGTGTTTTAGGCGTGACATGTATAACCACCGCCAATACAGAACCCCAACTTAAATCAAGAACGTGGGCAGAACTTGGTAAGTGGCATACACTAGCAATAAATAGTCATTGGTTCGAAAAAACTGCCTTATCTTTAAAGCCATCAGATTGGTTTGAAGATGCACTAAAAAGACAATTGAAAATTGATACTGGTTATTATTATGCTCAAGCTCAATTGTGGTCCGAAGAAAATCCCGATGCGTTTGCTGGAGTTCACAATCATAATGGAATTGTAGTTATATTCGATGAGGCTTCAGGTATACCAAAACCTATTTGGACTGTTACTGAAGGATTTTTTACAGAACCAGTTCTGCATAGATATTGGTTTTGTTTTTCTAATCCAAGACGAAACACTGGGGAGTTCTATGAATGTTTTCATAAATCAAGAAAGTATTGGTACAGAAGAAATATTGATTCAAGAACTGTTGAAGGAACTGATGTAAATAAACTTCAACAAATTGTGGATAAACATGGCGACGATTCTGATGAAGCGCGAATTGAAGTTAAAGGAGAATTCCCAAGGCAAGGAGATCGGCAATTTATTTCAAGAGAAGTTGTGGATGGAGCATTGGAAAGAGATATGCTTCCAGATGAAGGAGCGCCTTTGATAATGGGCGTGGACATCGCAAGGTTTGGAGATGATTCGACAGTTATAAGATTTAGAAAAGGCAGAGATGCCAGAGCAATTAAGCCTATCAAAATGAAAGGCAAAGACAATATGGAAGTGGCCAACGAATGTGCTTATTGGATTGACGAACTAGAACCAGATGCAGTTTGTATTGATGCAGGAAATGGAACTGGAGTTATCGATAGATTAAAAGAAATGGGCTACGCAGTTCATGAAGTGTGGTTTGGATCAAAAGCTGAAAACGAAGAGTACTCAGATTTAAGAACAGAAATTTGGGCAAAACTTAGAGATTGGCTTCCAGGTGGGATGATTGATAATGACTCCGATTTAATAGATGACATAGTGGGTCCACAATATGAATTTGATAAATTCGATAGAATTAAGTTAGAATCTAAAGAGAAGATGAAAAAACGTGGAATATCTTCTCCCGATAATGCTGATGCATTAGTTTGTACTTTCGCTATAAAAGTCGCGAGAAAAGATAAAAAATTCCATCGTAGATCTAAGATAGATAGACAAGCTAAAAATGTGGACTATAACATCTTTGGTTGATACCTTTAAAGAATAGGAGAATATATTATGGGTGCATCGAGTATCGGGGATTTTACAAACGTGTTCGCAAAAGCGAGAGATGACTTTGATAAAACTGCGGCAAAAGCAGTAAAAGATACTGGTAATCTTGCTAAAGGTGATGTGAGTGGAACAGCGTCTAAGCCTCTCCAAGCACAAAAAGATTTTGCCAGAGATGAAACCAGAAAAGTTGATGCCGAAAGAATTCGTCTTGAAAAAGAGTCAGCAGCAAAACTCGAAGGTGATAGAAAACTTGCTACATCAAATGCTGAAGCTAAAAGATTAGCTCGAGGAAGATCTCGAACTTTATTGACTGGCGGCGAAGGTTTGGAAGATGATGAGAGTCTAACAATCAGTCGTAGAACACTTCTAGGAAGCTAATGATAAAAGGCAATAACGAAGAAAAGTCAAACGCGATAGTAATGCAATTCCAGAGAGCTTCTGGAGCGCGTGGTACATGGGAGTCGCATTGGCAGGAAATTGCTGATCGAGTATATCCTTTAGGTGCCGATAATTTTGAAACAAGATTTACCACTAAAGGTAATAAAAGAAATATACAAATATATGACGCAACTGCTATGAAGTCTCTTAGCAGATTTGGCGCTATTCTAGATTCTCTTCTTACTCCAAGTAATCAAACTTGGCATCATCTTAGACCTTCAAATGACGAACTAAACAAAGATCGAGAAGTCAGATTGTGGTTTGAGACTGTTAATAGAACATTATTTAAAGAAAGATACAAAACTTCTGCCAATTTTGCAGCGCAGAATCAGATGAATTTTAAATCGCTTGGAGCTTTTGGTTCTGGAGCTTTATATATCGATCCCCTTTGGGGAGCAAAAGGTCTTCGTTATAAAAACTGCCATCTTGGCCAGATTTATTTTATGGAGAACCATCAAGGATTAGTAGATAAAATTTTTAGAGTATTCAATCTTACTGCAAGGCAGGCGATCCAGAAATGGGGAAATGCCGTTCCAAATACCGTCAAAGTTGAGATGGAAAAAGATGAAAGTCGAGAATTTGAATTCATCCATTGTGTGTGTCCGAGAGAAGATATAGAGCATGGAAGATCAGATTTTAAAGGAATGCCTTGGGCTTCTTATTATATTATGCATGGAAATGGTAATCCGATGCTTGAGGAAGGAGGATATAATTCTTTTCCTTATGCAGTTTCAAGATACGAGCAAGCTCCAAATGAAGTTTATGGGCGATCTCCGGCGATGGATGTTTTGCCAGCAATTAAGACTTTAAATGAGCAAAAGAAAACTTTATTGAAACAAGGTCATAGAAGTGTTGATCCAGTTTTATTAGTTCATGATGATGGTGTTATAGATGGTTTTTCCATGATGCCAGGTCACTTGAATGCTGGAGGAGTTTCTAAAGAAGGCAGAGCTTTAGTGCAGACTCTACCTGTTGGAAATGTGAATGTTGGCCGTGATATGATGGAAGACGAAAGAGCTGATATCAAAGATGCTTTTTTAATTAGTCTATTTCAGATATTAACTGAAAATCCACAAATGACCGCGACAGAAGTTTTAGAAAGAACAAAAGAAAAAGGTATATTACTAGCTCCAACTTTAGGACGAATTCAATCTGAAAGATTAGGTCCACAAGTTGAGCGCGAAGTAGATATTTTAGCGCAGCAAGGTTTACTTCCTCCAATGCCAGGTCTTTTATTAGAAGCTGGAGGAGAATTTGAAGTAGATTATGACTCTCCACTATCAAGAGCACAGAGAGCTGAAGAAGCTTCAGGCCTTATGCGTACAGTAGAATCCGCCATGTCAGTAGCAAATGCAACTGGCAATCCAGAACCTTTAGATCATTTCGATTGGGATGTTATAGTTCCAGAGTTAGCTGACATCAATGCCGTACCTGTAAAATGGAGAAAGTCGATGGATGCAATTCAAGCAATTCGAGAAGGTCGGGCACAACAAGCACAACAAGAACAAATGATTCAAGCAGCTCCAAGTGTTGCCTCAGTCGCTAAGACTTTGGGATAATTGGGTAAGTTTTTTAAGGATGGGCATGTCTGATCTTATGGATAGAGTTAAACTATTTCTACGCAGTAGAAAGAGGTCTTATCAATTTACATTCGATGAAAACAATCGGGATGCGCAATCAGTTTTGATTGATCTTGCTAAATTTTGCCGAGCGAATAAAACCACATTTCACACCGACGAAAGAGCTTCAGCAGTTTTGCAAGGAAGACATGAAGTTTGGTTACGAATACAATCATATTTAAATTTAAGTGAAGACGAACTATGGGAATTATACCGAAGGAGTAAGGAATGAGTGAAGTAATGGAAGGAGCGACAGCTCCAGTAGGAACAGGGATTGCTCCAGTAGCAGGAGAAATAACTCCAGCAGCGCCAGCGATAGCAGTAACACAAACAGGTGGAGAAGTAACTCCTCCAAGTTCATGGACAGATAGTTTAAATCCAGACATGAAAGAATACGTTACGAATAAAGGTTTTAAAGATGCCTCGTCAGTTTTGGATAGTTATAGAAATCTAGAAAAACTTAGAGGGGTTCCTCAAGAAAGATTATTAAAACTTCCTGAAGCTGCTGACTCTCCAGAGTGGAAAGATGTTTATGCAAAACTTGGGACTCCAGCCACTCCGAACGATTACGGTTTTGAAGTTCAAGAAGGTGGAGATGCTAAATTTCTAGATTGGGCGAAAGAAACTTTTCATGGTGCAAATTTAACAAAAGATCAAGCAAGTAATATATTGGAAGCTTTTGATAATTATAATATAGAAAAAAGTCACATCGATAATACTGATTACCAACAAAAATCTGAAGCTGAAGTGTTGGCCCTTAAAAAAGAATGGGGAAATGCTTATCACCAAAATGTTGCTGAAGCTCAAAGAGCTGCTAAATCTTTTGGTTTGCCAGTAGAAGCTTTTGACCTTTTAGATAAAGGTATTGGCCATGCAGAAACTATGAAATTTTTCAATTCTATCGGAAAACAACTAGGAGAGTCAAATTTTCATGACGGTGGAAATCGACATGGAGGCTTTGGCGAAGGTGTTCTAACTCCAACAGAAGCAATCGCAAAAATCGGTGCGCTTAAAAGAGATTCTGATTTTGTCGCTAAGTATACTGCTGGAGATGCATCGGCCAGAGAGAAAATGAGTCACTATCATAAAATGGCTTATCCAGACACATAACAAAAATTGACAAATTTTTTGGTAGGGATTATCCTACAATTACAAACTAGTCGATAACCCATTTATGGGCCAACTTGACAGTCGGATAAAGACGACGGCTTCACGCCTATTAGGCAAGCTGGCCCTGTTTACAGACAAGCCCTTAGAAGATTAATTTTTTATTAACTTTAAACAAAGGGGACTTTACATGTCTGTGAATATTCCAAACCATTACACACAAGAGTACTCGACAAATATCGAGCTTTTATTACAACAAAAAGGTTCCAAGCTACGCCAGTTTGTTACTTCAGGTTCTTATATTGGCGAACAAGCTTCTCCTGTTGATCAGTTTGGATCAGTAGAGATGCAAGCAGTAACCGGACGATTCGAACCAATGGGACGAGTTGATGCGGATACTGATCGAAGATGGGTTTTACCAAGTGATTTCGATCTTCCACAGATGATCGATAGCTTCGATAAACTTAGACTATTAACTGATCCAGAAAGTATGTATGTTAAAAATGCTGTTTTTGCTGCCGGAAGAAAGTACGATGATTTAATCATCGCAGCTCTTTTTGGAACTGCAAAAACTGGTAAAACAGGATCAGTCAGTACTACATTTCCAGCAGCTCAACAAGTTGCTGTTGATTATGGTGCTTCAGGAAACGTAGGTCTTACTGTTGCAAAACTTCGTGAAGCTCGAAAAATTTTAAAAGCTGCTGAAGTTGACATGGAAATGGACGATATTACTTGTGCTGTTACAGCAGAACAAGAAGATAATCTATTAGCTGAAGCTCAGGTAATCAGTCTTGATTACAATGACAAACCAGTTTTAGTAGATGGACGTTTAAATAAATTTTTAGGAATGAATTTTGTTCATTGCGAAAGATTAGATTTAGACGGAAATTCTTATAGACGAGTACCTGTGTTTGCCAAATCTGGTATGCATTTAGGAATTTGGAACGATATAACTACTGATATTTCACAAAGAAAAGATCTTAAAGGATTACCTTTCCAAAGTTATGTGTACATGACTTGTGGGGCGACTAGACTTGAAGAACAAAAAATTATTGAAATTAAGTGTGCAGAATAAGGAGATATAAATGGCTACAGTATCATTATCATCTACTCAGATTACAAATAGAGATGCTTCTCCAAGAGCATTGAACAGTTCATTCATTTCCAAAGCTCAGTTATTCGAAAGTGTGGGTACTTTAGAATCTTCTGCTGCTGATGACATTGGATCAATTTACAAATTGGCTTCAATACCATCAAATGCGAGAGTTTCAGAAGTTATGCTAACTGCTGACGATCTTGGAAGTGTTGGCGCTGCTGACATTGGACTTTACCAAACAACTGAAAATGGTTCGGCTGTTGCGGATGCTGATTTTTTTGCTA